TCTTTGCCGTTTGTGTAATTAGACACAAGACCTAAAAACCAATCTTTATCTACCAACTTACCCGGACATGTCTTGCTTGTCTGCGGGTCGTTCCTGTGAAATTTTACGGTGCTGTTTGATGCCGTCAGTTGCCTTTTATCAAGGATGATTGCCGTGGCTTGTGCTGTAGTATGCCAACACTCTAAGCCTCGACCGCTTTTCGGGTCTTCGTTGTCGTAGTCGCCTAGCGTCTCAATGCCTATGCTGTTGCGGTTAAATGACCGCGCATGGACTCCGGGTTTCCACAATGACGACATGCCGAATATCTGGTCCTCGTCTGTGAAAAGGTGGGGTCCGCTCCGCCATCCGAGAACGTTTTTGTAGTAGTCTGCAATATTGCGCATGTGCTGGATCGTCCAGCCCTTAGGTCTCTGCGCTAGGTTAGGCGATGCTGTATGATGCACAGTAACCGAGCTAATCCAGTCTAGATTAACCGTCTCTATGTATTCCTTAAATGCCTCAGCATCAAACACACGACCAACTATTTCGAATCCCATAATCCGTAAAAGTTATTAGCTGGCGGCGCTATGAAGGACCACCACGCCCCGCGAACCGTTACCGGTAACGCACGCCGCCAGCCAGATTTTTATTTTTGAGCCTCGATAAGTGGAAGGAAAATATGCCCGCCGTCTGGTGTGGCTGTGATGCCATCATCAGAAATGCGAATATTCCAAGCTGTCCCGCATGACGCGAGGAGTAACGAAGCTGTTGCTATGATAATGAATTTCATGGTGTGTTATGGTTTGAATGAGTTGTTTCTCTTGCCGTCGTCTAATACGTCTCCGATGACCACGACCACCTCTTTAAGACCGAGCAGAGCCACAAGGACTGTGCCTGCGATAGTCTGCCAGTTTTCGGGTAATGCGTCAAGGTTAATGGTTGCGCTAATTGTTGACACAATGGCAACAGTGCCAACTAAGGCACGTAATATGTTTGTTTTGTTCATTGGTTTTGTTGTTTAGATTTCTAGATTAGTCCTCGACGTCATTCTTTCTCCAGACAGCTTCAGAGTGTCTCACCGTTATGTCGTCGTCGGCTACGCCAACAGCGACAACATCGAAATTTTTGGATGTCGTGGCGAAGTTGTGCGAGGTCGAGGTTCCGTGTTTTACGAGAGGGTTTTCTCCGTCAATAAGTAGGGTCGTTCGGACGTTTATGGTGTTGTAGTTTTTACGCACAAGGACGCATCTTAGTGACCACTCTTTGTCATTCCATGCGCCTGTCTCGTTGAAGTGTAGATATGAGTCCGTAGAGCCGCCAAAGCGTATTTTTATTGTCTTGTTGTTGGCTGTTGCGCCGAAGTGACCGAACAGTTCCGCTACTACCTTTTCCCCGTCGGACGTGAAGGTTTGCGCGGGCAAAGAGTGGTCTAAAATGAGCAGTTCGGCCGTGCCGACTGTTGCACTCTCTGTCGTATTGGTGGTAAGAACCTCCATTAAACGGTCATTGAGCATCGACCCTCGACGGAATGTGGCATAGCGCGATTTATAAAACGCTACAGGATGCTCCCATCTGTTGTAAGAGTCGGCGGTCGCGTCATTCTTTAGGAAGTATGCCAGCTCCCCCCGTCTGGATTCGTTACCGCTTTGTGTGTTGGTAACGGTGCTGCGCCATTTCTGCTGTGACCAGATCACGAAAGGGTTCGTGCTACCAAGGGTGGTTATAGATCCTCCAGACCCTGCCGATCCTTCGATCTTGTATGATTGCCCGCTATCCAAGCCTTGAAAACGAGGGTTAAAGTTGTAAGCATAGTTTCCGCGTGCTTCCATCCTGTTCCACGTTGAATGTATGTCAAAATTACAGTCGCCTAGAATTATCTCTGGATTATAAGAGATAGATGAACAATCAGCCACGATCAGAGTTTTGCTGCCAGAAGGCGACGCGACATCTGTATTCAAAAACCTAACCTGTTTCATCTCAAGCGTTGCTCCTGGTTTGATCTCGATAGCCTTGTCTTCGTAACAATATTCGACGTTGCCACCAAGCCAAAGCAATCTACCCCCTTCCATTTTCAAAACTTGGTCGCAGTATCCATGTTCACAATTGATCATCTGCGCGGAAAAAGCCCTATCAGATATCATATGCAGAGCTATGGACTGTGTCCCAGACCCGGAATCCGTTCCCTTGAATCGGCAATTTATCATTGACGGTGTGTCGCAATCCTCCAACAGGCACCCGACATCGTTACCGACGCAATCCAGTTTGTAGAGGTTAAGCAATGGGTTCCAGTATCCGTAGAATCCAGTATCGAACCCAGAGACAGAAACATCGTCTATCTTGCCGTCGATTGAGAGATAGCCTAATACGTCGTCAGAGTGTCTAAAATAGATACCCGTCTTTGTGGATGTATCCTTGCCTACGCCCTGTATGGACAGCATCGATATTGTAACACTGTTGACTTGCCCTCCTGTGGACGGTTGAAGCTCAACGCCGTTCTCTGTCGACGTTAGTTGCCTTATGATGGTGGATTTCCTGCCGTCCCCAATCAGCGTGCATCCTGACTTTGTTATAGATAGGGCGCTTGTAATTCTGTAAGTTCCTCTGGGTAGATACGTAGTTGCGTTTGTGGTGTCGTCGATAGCTGCTTGAATAGCCGACGTGTCATCCGTTACCCCATCGCCCACCGCGCCGAATGATTTTACGTTGTTGACCGTCAGGGAGTCGGTGATGTCTTGCTTATCGTCTAGCGCGGTCTGTGTGGCTGTGGAAATTGGTTTATCCAGATCGCTGGTATTGTCTACCGATCCAAGTCCGATGCTAGCCGCCGTTACTGGCACGTCTTGAGCGTCCCACGACGTCCCGTTAAAGATCCACGTTATAGTGTTCTCCGTGTGCGTGTCGTTTGTGCTTGGTGATGCTGGAAAGTTTATTGCCATGATTGAAATTTGGGTTCTGGTTGTTTGATATTATCGTTCATTGACTGACCATGATGAATCAACCTCTAGAGTCACGTCTGTTGTGTCTGTTACATTAGCCACTTGCCAGAGCAACACATCGCCTTGGTTAAGCTTGGTGGTTGTTTGACCAGTGAAATAGGCGACATCTCTGCCCCCTACAAAGTTGTTAATGACCCTCAACTGGTTGTATTCTACTGTCACCTGCGCTAGTGTATTTATCTTCATGAGAAACACCTCGACCTCATCACTGTTGCCGCCCTCGATAACAAAGTCGAAATTAACCGTAAAATCCTTCGGGTTTATACCGGTATGTCTCAGCACCCCGTTGGATGGTGAATCAAAGTGTTGCAGATCTGATGTTCCGAAAGTTCCGTTAAGATCTACCGCCGTCCCCGCTGTTACGATACTAGACACAGCCTCGCTGTTGCAGTTAATCCGACCCCCTACAAAAGTGTTACCCACACCGATATTATTATCCCAATCGCATTGCAAGTCACTAGGACTAAGGTTTGTAAAGATATTGCTATCGTTAGCATTAAATGCACCGTCGCGGCTAAAGATAGCCCCTTTCAGTTGAACCGTGGAAGGGTTAGGGAAGGCGCTTTGGGTGAAGTCACAGAATGGCGCTAGTGTGGGTAGATCGCAGTTAATATCCGTGAGGAATCTGCTGTTCATTGTGAACGCTGTCCCCTCTTTAAATAGCGGCGCCGTCATAGTCCCCGCCAAGCTACGCACGATGGATGTGGTGATTCTGTAACCTCCTCGCCAGAGTCCATGTAGAGTCAAGCTTGGAGAGCCGCCAAATCTGCCTGTGCCTTCCTCAAGACCTTGCCTGTAATCGTATAAGTCCCCTAAGCTGGTGCAATCATTGTAGTTTACCCGAACAAACTCAAAGGCGTTAAAGCCTGTGGCATCGTATAACTCATAGACTTTAGACCCTGCACCAGTGACTTCGATAGCGTAATCAGCACCAAGGACATTACCGCTACCAATCGCTATGGACTCAGATATGAACATGGTGTAGTTATCCTCGCTTGATGTTAGCTTGGAGATGTCAAAGCTGTGCCCCTTAATGGTGATCCCTGTGGTGGGAACAGTGATCTGTGTGGTCCCCAAATCGATAATACCATCAATAAAATAAACCTTTGTCGAGTCGATTGTCGAGCCAAGCGTTGATGCCACATTGCCTTGGTTAACAACAATTAATTTTTCATAAGCCCCCGCGCTACTAGCGTATCCGCCGCTCACGCTGACCCATTGGCTAGAGTCGCCGTCGTTGTAGTAGGTATAGAGCTTGGCTTGTGTGCTGTCCAGCCATAGGTCGCCTGCGTCTGGTGATGCTGGCGCCGTTTCTGATACGGTTAAAATGTCTTGCTTGCCGTCTAGACCTGCCTGTGTGGCTGTGGAAATTGGCTTGTCGGCGTCTGCGGTATTGTCTACCGAGCCTAGACCGACCTGCGTGGCTGTAACGCTGTGAGGGTTAGCGGTGTTGCTTGTGTGTGATGTGGAAGCGGCAATTGCTGCACGCTCTGCCGCTGTCAACACCTTAGAGTCTGCACCCTCGACCATGTTGTCCATGGCGAAAGCGTCTCCCTCTACGCTCGCAGGATCGTATGTTGCCGCGAGCATGTCGCCAACACTACCTCCCGCCTGCAAATATCTTGCGTCTGCTTGTTCCAGCGTGATGGACGTCCCCGGGTTTGATGGCGGGTTGCCTGCTGTGTTGTTCCTGTCGTTGTAAAGATTGAAGCACCCGGCCGCCAGAGTCCTTTCGGCGCCGTCGTTCATTATCGCTGTGAATACCATCCAGTATTCGACAA